GACATCTCATCAACAACACCCGACTGGAACGGGTTCATCATTGCCTGGATGTTCGCAGGCGTCAGTCCACCAGCGGCTGTGGATGCGGCAGCGGCAGCTCCGGAGATTCCAGGCTGGTATGACAGAGCCGCACCGCTGATGCCAGAGATGCCGGCTTGCTGAAGGGGCGTCAGACCAGCGACAAGATCTGTCCCCGATTTACCAAGCTGGGCTTCACCAGCGCCAGCAATACCAGACAGATAGTCGGTGTAATACTGCGGAGCCGTGGTGGCAACGGTTTTGCTTGTGTTTACGTCTGGGGCGGCAACGCCTTGGAAAATATCCGGCATGATCAAGCCTTTCTATGTTTCTTGCCCAGGAAATCCAGGGGCGATTTGATTTCAGGGGGCAAATCTTGGGGTTTTGCCGAACGAACGTGGGCGCGGATGCCATGCATCATGTCGTACAACTTGTCGCTACCCGCCTTCGTGGAGCCATTCCCAATCGCGGCTACAACGTCCGCAGGGAACACAAACTCACCATCAGCAAGCATAGCTGGGATGTCGTCGCTTTGACCGTCTCCAGCGCCCGTTACAGCGTCTCCATGGCGGAAATCCACCCGAGCCTTACCTGAGTGGTGTACGACGTTGCCAGGAAGCCCTCCAGCGGCGTATTTGCCGTATCTGGTGCCGGTTGTGCCGCCGGTTGCAGCCATCAAGGGTGAGGACATCAACCCGCCGGTGGCAACCTCGGCTTCTTGGGGCATTTCCGAGCCGCTTCCGCCGCCCAAGGCAGAGAAGTAGTCGGGCAAGCCCAGGATCTCATCGATCGAGCTGACGTTGCCGTAACTGTAGTGTGGTGTTTGCATTGGATTTCCGCCCAGGGGTGCCTGATTTTCCCCTGTATCCATACCTCTTGACAAGGCAAGGACCGCCGCCAGGGGGCTGGTGAAGCGGTAAGGGGTCTCTTTTGAGGTTAAAAATTGAGGTTTTAGCTCGGATGCGGTGGGTCCAGCCACGGCTCCAGTGCCAGCAGAACCAAACTGCGCCCCGAATGCGGTAGAGGTGGCATCAAGCCCCGCTCGACCGGTCAAGCCAGAGTAGCCAGAATTGCCCGACGTTCCCGAATACCCAGAATTACCTGACGTTCCAGAATAACCGGAGTTACCAGACCATCCCGACCACCCTGAATCACCAGATGTGCCGGAGTAGCCAGAGTTACCCGACCATCCCGAGTAGCCTGAATCGCCAGAAGTTCCAGAGTATCCGGAGTTGCCGGATGTCCCCGAGTAACCCGAGTCTCCCGATCTGCCGGAGTAGCCAGAGTCTCCCGATCTGCCGGAATAGCCGGAGTCGCCAGAAGTCCCCGAATATCCCGATCTCCCAGAATAGCCTGATTCGCCGGAATACCCAGAGTCTCCTGAGTAGCCTGATTCGCCGGAATACCCGGAGTAGCCAGAGCCACCATCAAGCCCTGAAAGACCGGAATAGCCGGAGTAGCCAGAGGCTCCAGGCTCCGTGCCAGATTGAGCGCCAGATACGCTGGAGTAGCCAGAGTAACCAGATTCAGCGCCGGTTCCCGACTGCGCGCCAGAAACACTTGAATAACCTGAACTTCCAGACTGAGCATCAGTACCAGATTGGGCGCCCGAGACATTGGAGTAGCCTGAATACCCTGATTCGGAGTCAGTGCCGGATTGGGCACCAGAGACGCTTGAATAGCCAGAACGCCCAGATTCCGCATCAGTACCAGATTGCGCACCAGACTGCGCGCCAGATACGCTTGAATAGCCGGAATAGCCAGTCTCTGTGCCTGACTGAGAACCAGATTCGGCACCAGACGCCGCACCAGATTCTGCGCCGGAAATAGAAGAGTATCCAGAGTATGCGGTTTGAGTCCCCGACTGAGCGTCAGACACACTTGAGTACCCAGAGGCGGCATCGGTTGTCTTTGTTCCCGACAATCCAGGCTCAATTGCCTTGGTCACATCAATTGCGTTTTGACCCGCAAATTTGACATACTCTTCCGGCGTTGGGTCTCGACCAAGCACGGCATGGAATGTGTCCATGATGTCTTGGTGATTTTTTGCGGCAATCACATCCGCACGATATTCATCAATCTTTCCGCCGTATAGGTCGTATGTGGCGGCATCGGGAAACCCAATAGCCTGAGCTATCTCATCAGCAGTCGGTTGTGTAGATGCCCCCTGGGATCCCGTTCCTCCTACCGCACCAGTATCCACACCAGTCCCTGAGACAGCGCCCGTATCCGCACCAGATCCCACACCAGTTCCCGCGCCAGCATCAGTACCGGCACTGCCAGCTCCAGCGCCCGAGGTGTCGGCGGCACCAGAGCCTGCGCCCTGATTTCCTGCGCCTTCGCCTGCACCCACTCCAGCACCAGTACCAGCAGCTCCGGTGTCTTGTCCGCCAGCACCCTGTGTATAGGTGTACTTGTTGTCGGCACCAACGCCCTCGGCTTTTTCGTTTGCGGGCAATTTTCCGGAAAGAGCATTCAAGAAATCGCTGACGACAGGCTTTGTTTGACCCTCTTGTAGAGTAACAAGAATGGTTTGACCAAGATATGTGCCATCAGAGCTGAACCTCAAAGTCCTGCCAACCGATGGATCATCGACCTCGTACACACCATTTTCGTCTTTGGTGATTCCAGAGTTTGAGCCTGCGGCGTTTGACAGGTAAGATGCAATCGCAGCCTTTTGCTCATTGGTCAAACCCAAAGGATCAGGCGTTGCCGTTTCTCCGCCAGTAACACCGCCAGGGCCGGCAACTTTTGTGTCTGTGTCAGTTGCGGTTTGGTTTTGCGCGTTGGTGATGGCATCAACAATCTGCTGAGTGCCAGCATCAACCTCTGCCTTGTTCACGCCAGTAGACTTGCTGTCCAACACGCTATCAATCGTGGCTTGATCGCTCTTAATTGCTGCGTTGGTTTGATTGATCGCCTTGTTGATTGACTGCGCGCCTTGATTCATCGCCCAGTTGATGGCGGCTTGATCAAGGGGTTTGTTTTGTAAGCCAGCAGAAAGCTCGGTCACCAACAGGCTTTTGACTGTTGGATCAAGTTTCTTGAAGTCTTCGTTCTGGTTCAGCGCATACGATGTCACGCCGTTGATGGCGGCGTTTGTCAACAACCCTGGCAGGTTGACATCCTTGCCTTGAAGCTGAGCGGCAACAGAATTGCGAATGACGTTCTTGGTCTGGTTGTCCAGGTTGTTGAATCCATCAATCTTGCTCAGCGCGGCATCGGTTCCAACAGACACGGTAGCCGCTTTGACGGCGTCTTCAAGACTTTGTCCGGTCAATGCCGCACGAGTCGCGGTGTTGGCAATCGTGGCGGCGTATTGGGGGTTTTTAGCCAGGAATTCACCAAGCTCACCACCTTGGGCAAACTGTCCAGCAAGCCCGCCCGCACTGGCGCCAGCGTATGTGATCAGCGAGTTGGTCAATGCCTTGCCGACGTCGCCGCCGTTCAGTGTGGTCTGCAGCAGGGTATTGCCGGCAAGCGTTGCTGCGGCTCCCTCAAGACCAAGAGCGGCTCCAAGCTCAGCGCTCAAGCCCTGGGTGGCAAATGCAAGGGCAACAGTGCCCAGCGGTCCAAGGCTATTTACCCCGCTTGTGATGCCGCTGACAATGTTGCGAATGACGCCACCAGGACTGCCGGGTGTGTACGCAAATTGAGTTGGAGCATTTAGGACGGGAGCCACAAAACCGGTTTCCGGATTTGCTACCAATACACCAGAAATGTTGCCTTTTGCTACTTGGTTGTATGTCGAAAACGAGTAGACATTGGGCTGTTCAGTTGGGTGTAATGTCAGCGTGTCCCAACCGGGGTGCTCACCAGTGCTGATCGTGGTGTTGCCGTCTTCGTCCTTGCCAAATTTAATCTTTGATGGATCATTGTTGATGGCATTCATGACTCGGCTGTAAGGCTCGGACTGACTGCTCCAATAGCTTACTACCTTGTTATTTGCCAACTGTTGAGGCGTCAGATCAAGATCTGCTTCAATGTCCTCTGGCGTGACTTGAAAGAAGTTTCTGTTTGCTTCTCCAGGCTTCAAGATTGCATTTGTCTCTTGAACTTTATCGTTGACAAGACCTTTGTACGTTTTCTGAAAAGACAAAGCATCAGACAAATCAACTTTGCCATCATTGTTGGCATCGTATGCAGCATCATAGGGCGATTTGCCCAAATAAACCTTTATCGCATTGAATGCGTTTGCCTGAGCTTGCTGTAACGGATTTGCCATGTCAGTTGCTTCCGGGGTTCACAGCATTGACCAAGGCTTGCGCCCACTCTTGCCAGTCACCATAGACTTGCGGACCAGGAATGCCCTCATTCGTGAAAACGTCAATCGCCTTCAATCCTTCGCCCCATTGCACCCAATCGGTGTCGGCGTCGGGAATAGATAAATTCTGCGCGCCATACAGTTCGCACATGAGGCAAGCCCACGACTGAAAGTCGTGATACCGAGGGTCGTAAACAAGAGCGACGTTGCTCATGTTGAATACCCCCGCTGATCGCCGATGTCAGCATTCACAATGACCTTACCCGTCTGATAGTCACCGCCAAGCGTATTGCTCCGGAACTTCAAGCGCATTTCCCTGCGCTGTTCCCGCAGATCGATCTTGCCTGTGTTGGGCTGGAAAACATAAGGACCGGAGATGTAGTCAGCTTCGTCCGCATACGGAGGTCCAGTGACGTACAGCTCCATCTCACCGGTTTGCAAGAAGTCAGGCTCCAGGCGCTCCAAGTGGATCCAGCGATTTGTGCCAACCATTGATGGCTGAGAAGGACCACCAGAGACCCACCCAAGGTCATTGGTCTCGAAGTAAGACTCAACCGCGGTAGGCGTACTGCCCTTGATGGCGTCAGTGCCAAACTCGTGTTGGTACAGGCTCACGTCTTGCTGAATCGCAGAAATGGTCAAAGAAAAGCCTGCACCACCAGGGATCGAGGCACTCAAGAATTGGTCAACAGCGTAGTCTCTGCCCTGGTCTTGGATCGTCACAGATGTCACAGCACCACCAGAAACCACAATGTTTGCTGTGGCGCCCGTTCCGGTGCCGCCGGTCAGGGATACGTAGTTATACGTACCATTGGTGTATCCAGAGCCGCCAGTGTAGATGGACACGGCATTGATCACACCAATGAAGTTTGACTCCCATGAGGCGTTTATGGGGTAGTGGAACACCTGTGAGAAGTAGCCAGCAGAACGGCGTGCACCAGGGGCTTGACCGGCGTCATACCAACACTTTTCGCGCACGTTAAAAATGATGGCGTCAGTGCATTCCGTGGCGTCTCCGCGGGGATAAAACCACCAGATCTCGCCATACCGGGGAACCTTTGTAACCCACACCTTTTGACGCTGAGCATAGTTCAGGTTGTCAAAGAAGTAGTTCTGGTTCATGTCGTTCTCGATTTCCTTGACAACGCCGTTGTACATGAGGAATCGGTCAACGCCACACCAGTAGTAGATGCCGTCATACTCGATGACGGATTGGCTCGACAGGATAGATGACTGGCTGGAGATGATGTCATACCGCCAGAACTGGGTGACCGCAGTAGTGCCCACGTTGATGGTGGTGGGGTTGTACGACACACGGATCAGGCTATCCAGGCTCCAAAACAAGCCAGAGGGAGCGTTTGAACCACCGCGCACCGGTAGCCCTTGGACAATCTTGCCGGTGGCTACGTTGACCTCGTTGGCGTCGGCAGAGACCCAGTCTTCCAGGTTGCCGGATGCGCAATTCTTGATCAGACCATCATTGCCATACACAAACACATACGGGTGAAGAGACACAACACCGCCGGAGACCGAGATGTTGTTGTCAAAGGTCGCTGTAATCGTGCCGGATGCCGTGGCATTTGCCGACATGGTGACAGTCGTTCCCACAATCGAGACAACCGTGGTGTTTGCGGGGATACCAGTGCCCGTGATGGTTTGCCCAGCACCAATCAAAATGTTTGCGGTGGGGATTGTTGCGGTACTCAAACCGATTGTGGTGGTCAGCGAATTGGTGAAAGTGCCAATTTTGGTCATCGTCGTGCCCGAAATTGCACCACCAAGCACCGGAGTGTTGGTCGAGCTGTCAATCTGAGCCAAATTTTGACCAGGATGCGCCAAAAGCAGGTTGTTTCCCGACCCCGTGACATCGGTGAAGGTGTCAAACTGCCACAAATTCAGCAGACTGGACGTAAAACTGGACAGGGTGAAGTTGTTTACGCCAGATCCAGTGCCGTTGTTGTCGATTGGAAGCACCTGCAAACCCGCAGAATAGCCGCTGAAGACGTTTGTGAAGGCGTTCTGGGGGTTGACATAGATCCCACGGCTTGGACCCGCCAGATTGCCGGAAATCTCGCGGTATCCACCCACTTTTCTGGGGCGACCACGCTGAAAACGTACCCACCGACCGTCGTTGTAAAAGTTTTTGTCGAAATCGGTGCCGTCGCGCTGGACTCCAGGCTGGGTATCAAGGGCAAAAACTTTTTGGGTCATCAGAATGTCCCGCCAGAAATGCCGCCAGTGAAGTTGCCAGAGCCAACAATGCTCAATCCTGATGCACTCAGAGACAACCTCAAGACGCCAACAATTGCCATGTTCAACTGACCCGTTCCAGCTCGGTAGATACCGGTGTTTGGCTCAGACACAAAGCTCAAAGACGGGGCGCTCACAGTGCCATTCAGCAACGAAATGGTGGATGCGCCAGCCTGAATGGTGTTGGCGTTGTAAAAGTTCGTGCCATCACAGATCAGGGTCACCTGATTGCTGGCAGGAACGATCACAGGAGTGCCAAGACCGGTCGTGATGGTCAAAGAATGACCCGCAGCAGTCACTTGGTTGCTGATCACATACAGGTTCACGACAGGCGGGTAAACCACCGTCACATCCCCAGTCAGCGTCCCCACAAACTCCTGGATGGTGTTGGATGCCTCGTTGGCGGTCAGGGTGTAGGTGCCAGTGGTAACCGGCTTGACCAGGGCTGTGAAGTTGAACAGGTTGCTCACGCCGTAGCCAACCGTCACATACGATGACCCGGTGCTCAAAATGAAGGCAGACTCGTTGGGCGCAAAGTTTTTGGTGATGGAGCCATCAAGCGTCTCTGACCCGCTACAGGTCACAGCCAGGGTTCCGGTGCCGTTGTTCTTTAACAAAGTGAACCAGTTGGCGCCAACAGAAGATGCTGTGGGCAAATAAACCGTTCCGGCGCCACCAGACCAAATCTTATTTTTTGCCAAATCGCTCGAACTCAGCGTCCCGCCATTGACCAAAGCACTTGTCGGGTGAGACTGGTTCAGCGTGCCGCCAATCGCCTGCAAACCCAACCCGGCAAGCACAGAGGCGTCAGCACTGGACGTTCCCGTGCCAAACGCAATGATCCCCCATGTGCCGGCGGTATCCGGGTTGTCGGTGATGTAGATGTACTCGGCTTGACCGGCAGCAATCATCACAATGCTGTTGCCATCAAAGTCGGTCACCTCGAAGGTGGTGGAGCCGACGTTGCGGATCAAGGCATCAGTGCCCACCGAAGTCTGGTTTGCCGGCGGCATAGCCAACTGCAGGCCACCAGCGGTGGCTGTGACATCCATGATCCGGGCGGCATAGTTGTCGGTGGCGTTGCCGTTGATCGGCCAAGACAGCGTCGTGTCGGCGCTCAGCGTAATAGCACGGTACGAGACATCAGTCGGCTGGATAACCTGACCGGTGAAGGGTGAGTTGTAGCTCATCTGGTGTTCCTTTAACTATCCACAGCCACAGCTTGGCGGTCTGCCACTCGGAGCTGATCCTCGGCCTTCAGGATTTCCATGGCTTGACCATATAGGGTTTGCCAAAGTTGTACGCGGTCATCGTTCTTCAGGAACGGCATGGCCTGCAACAAAGTGCCGTACAACAAAGCCTGGGGAGCATACTGCGTGAACCAGTTGGTCTGGTTGCTGGAATCCAAGGGCTGGAGGCGCTCGTAGTACAGCACCTCGAAGTTGTAGTCGGCGTCGGGGGTGGGGGCAATCAGCCAGTGGGTGTAGTCGTAGTCGGCGTAGAACTTGGGCACATCCTCCTGGGCGGGGTTGGGCCAGTATTCACGCAGGTACTCCGGCTTGCGAAGCAGAACGGGCTGGCGCTTGCCGGCAACCGTGATGTTCATGGAGACCGTCTTGTGCCACCGGGCGGGCTTGTTGATGACGTTTTCACCCGCGACCATGGTGGAGGTGTTGACCGTCAGATTGCCCAAAAACTTGATCTGGCTGGCTATGATCTGCTCAGCCAGCATGATAAACAAGGGGATCTTGTTAATGGTTGCGGCGTCCGAGCGCTCCAAGTAGCTCTGGACGTTCTCGACCAGCGAATCGTAGGTCATTACAACTGCTGTTGTCATTCTGGATCACCTTTCTTTCGTGGTCTACGCATATTTTATTGCCCTATCAGGATAAAAACAATGCACGCTCGTCAATCCGGCGGTTTTGCAGACCTTTGAGGATTTT